TTTGCGGTCAACATAAAAAACCTCAAGCATTGCCGGGGTCGGGTCCGGCTCTCCGTAGGGATTGCCGCCTGGGCCGAAGTTGGAGTCATCAAGAAATCTCGCCAGGGTGCGAATACGGGTAAATCTTGCGCCCGCGAGGTCGTTGCCTTGGTTGAAGTTGTTGACTTCCCTTAAAATCTCTGTCACCATTCCGTTAACATTTGCCATTCGCGCTGTAGGTCGGGGTAGGGGGCCCGTGCCGGAATAGGAAAAACCTTCCGCCGCGACCGGAGCTGGCCAGTATTCGTGACCATTCCATTGTATTGTGCCTAAATCGTACTTAGCGTTTACAGTGCCTGAAAAACGGTATATCTCGTCCGAGCCATGAAGCCTGGCCGAGGTTTCTAGGGTGTAAAGCTCAATGATTGAACTTGGCGACATTGACGCCAGTTCCTGTCTTAGGGCTGGTGTTACGGTCATGCGTCCCTAACGTGACTCCATTGGCGCTCAAGTCTCATTTGTATGTTAGAGAGAACGGGGCCGTCGGGTTCGATGGTCCAGAGTCGGCACTTCCAGGTTTCGGCGTAAGGCTGCGGCTGGGTATCTGCAATGGCTTCCGGTGTTCGAAACAGGAATGGAATGCCGTCAAGGGATCGAGCATTTAGAAAGTCGGAGATCGTTTCAATCTGACTGTTTGGAACGTTAAAGTCAATAGAATAGCTGTCCTCTATTGGGTGCAAGCCAAAAGCCGTGGTGAAAGAATAGCCGTCCCCAAGCCTCTGGGTGCCGGCTTGGCCTTTAACTTGGCGGCTTGCGGGAAAATCTGGAACAATTGCAGGAAAAGTTGGGAAGCTCACTGAGTCACCTCAAAGACTTCTTGAAACGTAGCTCTTATAGTAACATCATCGCAGTACGGTTGCGAGCGCGACCAGTCATGGCATGTATAGGCGCGTTCTTGATCGCCTAAGTGCGTGTAGTTGAATGATTTGTTGTCACGCAATCGGGCTTCAAGAAACTTGCTTACCACTAAAGAATCAGCTACGTTTGTGTGAAATTCAACGTTTCTGGTGATCGCGTTTCTGCGCAATCCATATACACGCTCCGAAGTAACCTGCCGATCGGCATTCATCCCCTGAAGCCTTGGCTCAATCGCCAGGGAGTGGGGGTAGGTTGCTTTTACATCGGGAAAGGTAAGTCTCACTGATCGGGGCGGTAAAGCATTCCGCCGCCGCGCTGGTGGCGCAGGAGCGCGGCGTCAATAGCCTCGCGCAGGCTGTCTGCCAGCGCCTGAGCCTCGCCGGGGTCGCTGGCAGCACTGGTTCCAGTGGCGTCGATTGGCATGTTGATGGTGAGCCCCCCTCCGCCGCCCGATCCCTGGGATGGCCGGATGCTGGGAGTGTAGCCGGCGTGGTCGATTATGGTTTCCTGCGGGTGAACCATGGCCAGGCGCCCGCCCTTGCCGTCCAGGCCGCCAACGCGGGGGGCGTTCCCGGTGTAGCCGCCGCCCGCGTAGCTGGCCACGCCCGACCAGTCGGTGACGTTGAACCGACCACCCATGGCCCCGCCGACGCCGCCCGTGGCCCCGCCAAGCAGGCCGCGAATCATCTGAGCAAGGTTGGCTACAGCCATTTGCTGAATAATGATTTCAGTCGTATCCGTAAGCATGTTGACGGCAAATGCCCTGAAGTCGGCAGAGCCAGTCGTCATTAAATCTTTAAGGGCATTGCTGACGCCGCCAAAGCCTTTTTGGGTAAGGTTGGTAACGGCTTCGTCAAGCGTGCCGATAGATTGAATGTAGCCATCAATCCCAGCTCTTGCGCTATCCTTGAAATTAAAAGTGTATTTTTGTTCGTTTATTGTCGCATTTATTTCTTCTTGGGCCCTTCGCTGCTCTTCGTAAGCCCTGGTCTGCATTTGTATGCCTTCCAAGCGATTCTTTATCGATTCAGGGTCGTCTATGTTTTTCAGCTCTTTGCGCTGTTGCTCGATGATTCTGTTGAACTTCAGTGACTCTTGATTTAGTTTAACTTGTTGTTCAATGATTTCCGGCTTGACGCCTTCCATCCGCAGGCGATTCCTGTCCTTAAGCTCCTGTAGTTGATCCTTGATGGATTGAGTTTCCTGCCTGTAGCCTTCGGTGGATGCCTCCAGCTCGGCTTTAATTTGCTGCTCCAGTATCCCCGGTTGCTTGGCTTTCAGCAAATCTCGCTCTTTGATAGAATTTTCCAGGTCTTTCTTTGCGCGGTCAATATCGCCCTTGTCGGTCAGGTATTGAGTCCTGCCAGAGGCAGCGCCAACGGCGGTGCGGCGGGACTGTTCGCCGGGGAGGGTCGGGTAGGAGGGGTTGGGGGAGGAGGCTGAAGACTGACCGCCGCCCTTGTAATCAAAATGCCACGGCTCAGGCTGCGAAAAAGACATTCCGGTGTTGACCCACCCATACCTTGCTCCGTTTCTTTGTATCCACGGAATACCCGATCTTACGTCCAAGGACGTACCGCGATTGTGACCTGACCTGCCTGGCGGGGCCGCCAGGTTTCCCGTGCCATTCAAGTAGCGTTGATACAAAACTGCTTGCTCGGCATTGCTTCTGTAGGAAGAAGTTAGTGATATTGCCACGCCTTCCCTGGCCGCGTCTGCGACCATTTTTCTAAATGCGCCAGCGGCACTGGAGTCAAGGCTATGCCCTCCTCCAATTGAAACTATTTTGCCTGTCGCCACACCTCCCCTGCTGTTACTCGACCTATCCCAGTAGACAGGCGCCCCGACCGCTGACTGGGGCATTGTCATATATTTTTCTCTGATTTTCGCTTGCTCTTGCGTTGACTTAACCGATTGCCTGTTTTCCGTTACGGCGTCTGCGGCGGAGCGGGTTTCTTGGCGGGCGGCGCGGACGAGGGCATCAAGCCGGTTGCCAAGGGCAGCCCCTTCCCGTGCAGGGCCGACGAGCGCCGCTTCCCTTGCTCTTGCGGTTGCCTCGATCAGTGAAAGCTCTAAATCCTGGCGTTTGCGCAGGAGGCTGCGTTCGTGCTCAAAAATACGATCGGCAAGTTTAACCGCATTGGTTGCGATGATTTCCTGCTGCTTTCTTTTTTCAGAGGCAAGCTGTTCCTGTAGGGACTGTTCGCGGTCAAAAGCCGCCTGCTGGCGCTTGGCTTCGGCATCGGCTTTCTTCTGGGCCTTTTCATCATCCGCAGCGTCCTGAATGGGCGTTGGCGGTGCGTTGCCGAAGGTCTTGGGGACGAAACCGCGCATGGCGGCCTGGCCCTCGCGGTTGCGGTCCTTCAGGAACGGAGTAAGCGCCGAGCCGATGACGGAATCGGCGGAGGGCTTGAATACGCCAAGGTCTACTTTATTAAAGATTCCGCCGATACCGGAGAACGGATTTAGAGCCTGTATCGAGCTTATTTCTTTCGCTGCCCACTTGACTAGGCCGACAAGAGTAGCGATCTGATTTGAGCTTGAATTTGCCCAGTTCACAACGGCAGTCGTATTGTCCTGGAACCACGCACCTGTTTTTGCGAAGAAGCCGCCGTATGCTTCATTCATCTTGGTAAGCGCCAGGCTCAACCTTTCGCCTGCTTTCTCGGGGCCGCTGCCGATTGTTTTAGCGGCGGTATCGTAATCGTTAAATTGCGCGGTTGCAAACTTAACGAAGTCACTAATTTTTACTTGACCTTTTTGCAGGTCATTGGACAACTGCGCGGTTGAACGGCCAGTGGCTTGGGCCAGTTTGACGAAAGCGCCTGGAACGCGCTCAGCGATTTGGTTTACTTCTTCGGCGGATATTTTACCCTTGGATAACACTTGAGTCGTCGCCAGGATAATGCCCTTGATGTCGTCCTGTGACGCGCCAAAAGCAATGCCAGAGGCGATCATGCCTTTGTAGATTGTCTGCGTTTCTTTTAGCGTAAGCCCGTTTGCGGCAGCGGCAGCAGTAACCCTGGAATAACCTTCAATGGTATTCTGCAATTCAACCGTATAATCGCCTGAAACCTGACGCGCAAAAGAAAGCTTTTGGTTGTAGTCTGCTTGGTTGGCGGACACTTGGGCAAGCGTCGTTTTCGCCAGGTTCAGCTGAGCGCTCAGCTCGGCAACGCCGGTAGCGCTCATCCTGAGCTGCTGGGCCGCCAGGCCCACGGAAGCGCCGGCCTGAGCGCCGGCCACCATCCCGCCGGGACCTAGGCCGGCGCCAAGGACCGCGCCGCCAAAAGAGCCCAGAACACCCTCGGGGCCGCCAAAAAATCCGCCAATGGCAAATTGTTGGGCGACTTGGCCTATTTCGCGGTATTTGGCGCCTTTGGGCTGAGACTGGCGTTTACTCTGTTCGCGTTCAAGCTTTTGTATCTGCCGCTGCAGCTTTTCGTATTCAGCCCCCACCATGTCAACGGCTGCAGCCTCTTCCTTGAGGCTGGCAATCCTTTGTCTGTAGTAATTTTCGCTACCTAGGGTTACGGATTGTCCCTTGAGGTTTTCGCTGTTTAGGGAATTAAGTCTTGCTTGTTCGGTGGAGAGTTGGCGGACCTTCTCGATAATTTGGTCGTATTCGGCGCCAGACGCTTTCATGCCGGCGGACTTTTGCTGCCAATATATAATTTCTTCCTGCAAGCTATTTTTACTGCCTAAAACGCTGCCTTGTCCCTTGAGCATGTCGCTCTCCAGGGCCGTAAGTCGCTCAAATTCCGCACCAAGTTCGCGGGAAGCCTGCCTAAGCTTGCCATACTCTTTTGCGGTTAAATCTGCATTTTTGCTTGCATCCCTAAGGGCGCCAATTTGCCCTTGAAAACTGTTCTCAGTCTTTGCGTTTGTATTGGAAAATCGCTCTAGCTCTTCGCGTAATGAGGTTAAAACCTGTTCGCTGACCGAACCCGTCTGCTGGACGCGCTTCAGCGAGTCGTGAAACTTGTCTATTTGCCGAGCATTGGCTTCAACAAGAAACTCAAACTGAACCGTGCGCTTGCTCATGGTGTTTTATTGATGTGCTTTAGGGCTTCTCTTTGCATTAGCTGCATATCTTCAAACATTTGCACCTTATCTTTTACCTCGTATAAATTCATAAGCCATTCCAGCGTCTGCTTGTTCATGCCAACACAGGATCCCATGCCAGTATAGACAAGCTCGTCCATCATCCGCAGAAACATTTGGCCTGCCTCCCAGCAATCGGGCCAGACCTCCAGGGGGGCGGAAAGATCCTGGAAGTTGGCGACCTGATCGAGGGGAATGCCGAAGAACTTTGCGTCTTCGTTGACGGACTTCTGGGTGCTATCAGCACCCGAGAAGTACCTATCAACGAAGTCAATCAGTTTCCCTGGCGTGCCCTGCGGAATGCGTCAAAATAGATGCGCTGGAAGTTAGCAACAACAAACGGATCCTTCAGGGCTTCGCTAAGCGCTTCTTCGGTGAATGGAATCGCCTCGCCGCCACTGGCGTCAAACACGTTGTCCCAGTCAACGATAAGGGCCTTGAGGCCGGTCGCGTCAAGAGTTAGATCGGAGTCGTCAAGGATTCGTTTGAATTTCAGCTTGACCTTGGATTCAACCGGGTCCGCATCTTTTGATTCGCTGGGCTCAAAGTATGTGCCTTCCCACCAGTAGGTCCGATCGGTTTTCTTGGAAAGTTGCACGCTGGTTTGGGGTGAATTGCCAAGAGATTATAGCACGGTCGGGTTGCCTTGGGAGTGGCTATATTTCACCGCAATACCAAAAGGAATTGTACCATCGTAGCCGTCGATCTTGAACTGAATACCAGCCTCAGACACGTCTTGAACGCCAGGCATGTCGTCAAAGTTAACGTTTGTGCGACCGTCAATGGTCGGCATTAGGCACTTGTGGATATCGGTAATGATTGGATCGGCGGCTTGGTCGGGAGTGTCGGAATGAACGCAAACAAGGATCACGACCATCAAGGTCTTTTTGACCCTGCAGTTCGTGACTTCTACGGGGTCTTCATTTAGTGGCATTACTATGGCAGCAGGCATTTCATTGCGTGCCACAAGCGCAGTGCGACTTCTGAATACCCTTGGGGGTGTGCCCGCAAATGCCGGAACAGTGGAGATCCGCGAAAATATCTCTTTTAAGACTTTTTCGCGGATAGAGTCAGCCATTAGCTACACACGATATACCAGTCGTCGTTGCCGGCTGCGGTTGGGATCGCGCCGTAGTTGACGTTGAACATTTCGTCGCCCTCCATTCCTGTAATCGTTGTTGATACGATGTCAACGCCGGGAACGACGAGCGCCATGCGATTGCCAGCCGCACCATAGAGAAGGGTGCTTAGAGGGCCAGGGGAGGCGTTGTCGGTTTTTGACAACGCAAAGGGATCAAAGGTGGACTGCAGTGTTGCCTCCATGGCCACCGTGCCCGTGGACATTCCATCGTCAATGCGAACCTCCTTGGTGCAGTTGATGCGCTCTTTGTAGTTGACTGTATTGCCAAATTCCAGGCTAATGTTGTTGTAACACCCAGAATGGCCTGCAAATCGAGTCGCCCGTGCGTTGTCGGCGCGGTAGATAAGCGGAACGGCCTGCGCGGGGGCGGAAAGGGCGCCGTAGGAGGACTGCGGCACGTCGCCACCCCCTGCGTCAATCCCTGTCATCGTGAAAGAGATGCCTCCAAAGCCGGCCAAGGGCAAGGAGACTGCGGCTGTCCCGCGAACGCCAACCATTCTCCGCTCAAGGCCATCTGCGTTCCACGCAATTCTGGTGCTTGTATCGGATACGCCGCTGACCGTGCTGATTGGCCGGAAAGATACGTTGGGCGCGATGCTGTAGGCACTTGAGGCCGCTGGGGCAAAAGCGCTGGTGATCGGGACGACAGCAGCTACCTTTGTCGTGCCGTTGTAATCAACAATCAAGCCGCTGGCGCCGTTGCCAGCGCCAGACGTGATCGAAATGATTTGACCGCAGTAGAAGCGGTTGACAGCACTGGAGCCAGCCGCCAGGGTAATGGAACCAGCGGAACCCGCGACCGCCGAGCCGGTGAGGGCCGAAGCGGTGATCGTTTGAGCAAGCCCGCAACTGCGGAGCAAGCTTGCGTAAGCAGGCGCAACACCAGCGGTGCCGGAGCCAGCGAACTCCACGGAAAACGTAATAGCAGATTGCTCGTTTGCCAGTGAGTTCTCGTAGGCCCCTCGATAGCCGCGAATGATATTCCGCTGCACAGTGGGACCGTTTAGTGGACTGATGTTGATGTCGTCGTTGACGTAAACCTGATTTGCGGCGGCCAGGCTACCGTCAACACCATAGTTGCTGCCCTCCGTTGCTACTAAAAGCAGTTTTTGCTTAGATCGAAGTGCCATTGGTGGGGGCGGGCGGGGTGGGCTTGCGGGGCTCTGGGGTGGACTTGGCTGCCGGCTCGGAAGCGGGCTCCACGGGCTCAGGGGGCTCCACGGGCTCGGCTACGTTGGTGGCCGGATTGACGACGAAGATGCTGCTTTCCATGGCAGGATTGTAGTCGGGTCGGCGGTGCTGGTTTTCGGCTTCAGGATGCCCCACCAGGCGGGGCCGTTGGCAACAATGGCGAGCAAAGCGACCACCAGTGCCCCGGTAACTGCTGAGTTTATCTGTAAAGTTGTTCTTGTGTCATAGGTTGTTTTGGCTATTGTATCGTAATTCTGTAACTTTAGCTCAATAGCTTGGATCTTGAGCTGGTGTTCGTGCAATCGGTCCCGGTATTGTTCTCTTGCTTCTCGATGAGACTCCTCTATTCTTTCAACAAGACCTTCCATTTTCTCCTGCCCCTTCATCAAAGACTCAAGAGTTTGCTGTATTAACGGAACATTTCCCAGCTTTTCCTCTACGCTGGCTAGGCGACCGCAAGCCGCTGTCATCATTCCGAGGACAGCGGCTACCTCGCCCTGCCCTTTCGGCTGGGTCGTTAACGGGTCACTCACGGGTCAACCTTCGCAGCGTCCAGTGGCGCACGGTCGGCACCGCCGTCAGCACCCACCAGGCAGGGATAAGCGCAGGGATAAGCGCAGGGATAAGCGCAGGGATAAGCGCAGGGATAAGCGCAGGGATAAGCGCAGGGATAAGCGCAGGGATAAGCGCAGGGATAAGCAGCGCAAAATGCCACCCTGTCATCAAGAGCAGATCGTCAGGGATCAACTGCATCATTCCGATTCGCTTGGCGGAATTATAGCTTCCTGAACCCTCCTCGGTATTTCACAGCAACCGCGATTGTTCCCAGCGCCCTGAACCCTCCTCGGTATGTTGAGGCGATTGGGGCAATGCCGCTGGTGCCCGTAGTGGCGCCGGATAAGGGCAGGGCGCCACTGGCGGTGCCAGAGATTGTGATCGTGCCGGCTGCCGCGCCTGCAAGCGACAAGGTGCCAGCGGCAGCGCCGGACACGCGGGCAGAAGCGGTGCTGTCACCAGTAAGCGGCAGAGTGCCGGACGCGGTGCCGGTGGCGTTGACTTTGCCCGTGGCAGTCCCGCCGAGACCTAGAGTGCCGCCGGCAGTGCCAGTAGCCGGGGCATTGCCAATGACGCCTGATGCCGTCCCGCCGAGGGGTAGCGTGCCACCGGCAGTGCCAGTAGCCGGGGCGGTTGCTGCAGCGGAGCCTGTCAGAGGCAGGGTGCCGC